TTTTGGCTGTGTAAAGTCAATCAAGTCTTTTTGCTGTAGACTTTCCAAACTCCATCGCTTAACTTGCTGAACATCTATTCCGCACCATACTAATAGATTTTGTGTTTTGATAGTTATACTTCTACCCAATACAAAATTACATTTAAATTGGCAATTGAAGCAATGCATTGACCAATTATTCCCGTCAAACTTAATGCCTCCGCGCATTCGTTTGTCTTGTCTATGCCCAAAGTGGGTACAGCAGATAGCGTTAAAGCTAGTCCAACCTGAACTTGTTTGTTTCTTTTTACCAGGTAATATAGACAGGATATCAAACATCTATTGATTATAACACAATAGAAATGTTAAATCAAATTATCTGGTCAATATATTGGTTACTGCACCCGCATTGCTAGTGAATTGCATACGTACATAAGGATGGAATCCTTGTATCACATACCCAACCGTTTGTGTAACATTAGATGATTCTTCAGTAGTTACAATATCATACCAATCATTATCTACAATACTACTGCCTTGAATAGTTGTGTTTCCGTAAAACTCAATGTATTCAGTTTGGATAGTTAGTATTGGGTTGTTATTAGTACTTAATACGCTTGTAGTGTATGTGATGCTACTTCCATTGGCATTTGGACTATTAGGGAATGCCTGTCCAGTTGGAATAGTGATACTGTATGATGGGACAAAGTTAGGTAATACTGAGTTAACAATATTCATTACACCCCTTGCACCAGCATTTTGATCTACAAATACAGGAAAGTCAAACTCATTGACTGGAATTTCTAGTGTATAGTAACACTTTTGAGCCTCAATATTCTCAAGGTCTGCGGCATTTAAAAATAAGGCACATATTCCAGTAGGAGCAAACTGTAAGGTTAATGACTTTTGTATCAGAATTGTATTTCCCTCATAGTTTAGAATCCTACAAGTTATAATTTTTCCTGTAATGTCTATAGGTTTTTGCTCTTGATTTATGAACTGAAACTGGATTTGATTATCCACACCCTTATGTAGGGTTAGGGGTTTAGCGTATTGAGGCATATATTTTCTCGGTGAATAGCCTGACAATAGCACAACAATGTTGCGCTGAAGGTAATAAAATACTGATGTTGAATACACAAATGTAGGCTCCTATCAAGTATTTAGTCTATATATATTAATTTAATTAACTTTGGTTACCCGATAAATAAACAGTTAAATAAAATAATGATTCAAAACGAATTCTTCAGAAGACTTACCGAACTACACCCGTTCATCACCGTTTGCTCCTATGCAAGTCAGGATTATGTTGGAATTGTGCAAAACCGTGATGACATGGTCACTACTATATACGATTACGGTGCTATTACAGATAGTATTATAAAAGAAAAGTTCCTATCACTAGGAGAAATTTGGTGGTGGGAATCAAATCGTCTTATCCCAATTAATTTGTTCTTAAAGGCTGATTGGGTCATTTTCAAACCATATTTAAGAACATTCAACAATAAGAGTTTAATAGTAGTTCACGGACCAATTTGTAGTATGAGTGATTTAGGTAAGCGCCGCTCAAAAAGGCGTAGCATAACTCTCGTCAAGCGATTGTCCTAATAAATTCATATGCACCACGACTAGCTGCGAATAAGCTATACCATGCGCTTGTTTAAAGCTGTAACCGTCAGTTCCCTTATCCCATACTGTTTTTGCTACTTCTTTCCAGGGCAATCCGATTAAATGCTTTTTGCCAGGACGAATAACTGCCAAAAACATTGCTAATCTTGGGATGCTATCTATGGGTTCTGGCATCTTCACTAAGTTGTAATACTGATTATTCAAGTGAATTAGTTTCTCAACAAAAGATTTATCCTTAAGTTTACTCCAATCAGGCTCAACCATCAATTCATTGAGATGTTGTTCATCTCTGACATTCTCATAGACATGAACATTCAATAAGTCTAGTTTAAAGTATCCACGCTTTTCTGCTACTGTATAATCAATACTTGCTATGTCATTGATAGGGTCATAGGGAATAGGGGTAACATATACACCGGTCGCATGTTTACGAATAGGATTGACATTACGCATTGCTGCGCTGGTATGCTTAATCAGTTCAAGTAATTTATTTCTTGAACCAAAGTCAATGTCAATATCTGAATCTATTCTCAATCTCTAAACCCCGGCAAATCATCCCAGTCACCATTCCAATCATACGGTAACCATGGATTGCTAAAATCACAATCATGCGGCCCTTCGACTTGTAAGCCAAATGCCTTTGCAAACTTCGTAGCATCTTTTTTTAATCTAAAACTAAATTCTACACCATCTTTGCCGTCATCGTCAACATCTTCAATTGCGATAGGAGATATTTCTTTGTCAACTAACCAAACTATTAACTTAGAATCATCTCCGTTTGTACAAAAGTCTATATATTCTTGTTTTGTTTCAAAATTATAATTTACGATATATGCTTTCATCTTGGTTGGACCAATCCTGCTTTCATTAACTTCATGTATGCCTGCTGCACCACAATAGCTTGTCGTTCAGCATCTTCTACTGCCTTGTGTGTCGTAACATGATTACCGTCTCTAAGACTAACACCAGTGATATCAAACAATGTTCTTGTATCTCTGACATTACCGAACGACCAAGGTGGTATTTCACCAAGCTGTCGCCAAGCATGTTCCATAACTACAATGTCAAATGGAGCGCCATGACTCCATGGCTTACCATGATTCCAACAAAAGTTATGCAGTTTTTTCATTGCCTCCCTAAATGGTACACGATCTTGATCACCTAGAGCTTCTTCAATCGCTTCTGGGCTTTGTTCACTCCACCAGTTTAAAGTTGCATCATTGACACTACGATTGTAAATCTCTGTTTGATCTTCAATCGTAGGTCTAATTTCAATCTTGCTAACAATTCCCTGACCACGAGGGTCAAACAACACTGCACCAATTGTAAGAATCACACAATCTGGTGTCGTGTTCAAACTTTCAATATCTATCATTATATCCATTTTATTTTCTCTCTATGTTTGAGTATCACATATGCCACATTTCATACATTGTTATAAATTTATCATCCCACAACTCTATTGTAACACATCCTCCAACTAAGGAGAAGTCCCAACCATGATGTCTTTCACCGAAATTTCTTCTCATCCATTTTACTATAACAGAAGGATCTTCTTTATGATATCTACAATCTCTGTTGTATACTGTTTTGTCTCCTGATTTATATTTTGCATCCTTGCACAACTGGTCTAGTATACTAGGATATGCAGGAGAATACGATATGGTTTTTAGAATTGCCATACTATTTGTCAGTCCATTCTTTTTCAAAGATTTTTAAATGTTTTTTATTTAGAAAATGTATTTCACAATATGAATCTCCAAATTTACCCTGGACTAATCTCATATGCCAATTATTTCCTTCCCACCAAATTATTGGTTTACTATCGGTCATTTTTCCGATATGTCGTTGTAACCACAGTAATACAGATACATAATCTGCACCATATAAGTGTGCGATAAAAGGTAATTTTACCATCGTAATCTCGCAAGAATGTAATCACGCTCGTATCTAAATTTAATTTTAAATTCAGCATGGCTCCAGGTATACAAACAATGTCTATCTGGTTTTTGTATGTTTGTAAGTATCCAATCTATTACCTCTTTCCGCTGATCCAGAGGATCTACTTCATTAAGTTCAATAACTAGTTCATGCCAACCTGTTCTAATATCTTTCCAGTGTCTTTCTGTCATTGAAATCTTAATAAAAATATCAAGTATTTTTGTTCATCTACTATTTGATAACCATCAGTGATATTACCGTTAACCATGTTCATCTTTATTCCATACTTATCTTCAATGTAAGTTTCAAAATCATAGCCATCAAAATTTGACTTATCTTCCATGAATTCTACTCTTACTAACTTGAGTAAACTCCAATATTTCCAACGATTCTTTCTGAAATTAATTTCAGGATCATCTCCATCATAATCTTCAAATGATTTTGATATATAATAATCTTGAAATGATTTTAATGTATTACTCATACCCATCTCAACGCAAAGTAAGTACTGTATTCTTCTTTGTAGAAATTAAACACAGCGCGGCGGTCTCTTGTATCATGTGTGGAAGAACGATGATATGCCCAATCAAAATCTACTCCATCAGTCCAACCATACCGTTTCATCTCATGCACTATATTTATAATTTCAATTGCACTCTTGTGTTGGATAACTATAGTTTTCATTCCCACCTCAACAAAAACAATGTTAAATCTTCATCACGGGTAAGCATTATCTCACATTGTTTAATGTTATCTATCCAACGATTACTTTCGGTTTCATCATCATATCCCGAATTGCCATAGTTCTTTTTACACCACTTCTTTATTTCTTTGGTGTCAATATCTTCTTGTCCCTTCCAAGAAACAGTATGTATATTAACTTTGCTACCAAAATAGCGTTCTGTTCTGTGTACGAATTTACTCATGACCACCTCAACGCAAAATGTATTGCGTCTTTCTCATCCTTGAATATGAAATCCATATAATCTTCAGTACAATGTGTGTTAAAATTATCACCGGGCAATCCAAACTTTTCTATTGCCCAAGCACAAGTGTCGTTCCAAGTAGGGATGCCGCTACTTACCGTCCATGATATACGAACTCTAGTACCCTGCATCTTTAAGAGTGTTGTTAATTCGTTTTGTAACATCTATATCTCGCTTAAACTTAATTGCCCATTGTTCTGGATTGATATAATCAATAATCATTTTAACATGTCCTTCATTTAATGTATCTAGAAAACGGGTACCACTGGCACTTTGATACAACATCCATGGGCTAATCTTACCAGTTGTGATAGCATAACATATTTTATTTGCATTTCCATAACGCAACATATCATGCGGTTGTATGTTTGCATCTTGAGCCATATTGATACAATTCTCTACACTACGGTGTATCGCATCAAATGGATCCTCATGCCTTAAATACTCTATAAGATATTTGGTATAAGTGCTGTCACTGCACCAATTGTCAATCTTAATCTGATTCTTCAATAGCCAATCAATGTATTGTGGAATATTAATTGCATTAATACTAACACAATAGTTACCAAACTTAACAAAAGCTACATAATATGCACTACGAATAAATTCTTCTTGTGTGCGATTCTTTCTACCTGCTGAGTTCTTTTTATAAAAATCTAACCAACATTGGAATGCAATTCTATTACCGTGATTATCTTTGTCTAACCATCTACGCTTTGGTTCGCATATATGCCTAAGCGTGGTTGATTCTTTGAGAAATTCTCTCTTACAAAATTCGCAGCCATACTTCACTGGCTTATCAATTGCCGAGGTCTCTTTCATATTGCTTAAGTTGCTCATCACTGATAACTGCATTAAGTTGTTCAATATCACACAGTTTCATATTAGGAAACAATTCTGCTAATTTAAGTTTACGCTTTTGACCAGATACAAACACTTCACTAACCGCATCAATATCATCACCATTTGCTTTGGGATATATCTTCTTGTAATACTCTTTGATATCTTTTAGTTTAGCTGGCGTTTGTAATTTACTTACCTTAGGACTAATGTTAGGTATCCACTGATGATATTGTTTACCTACTCCCGGGCTACTTGCACACATCATTAGCCATTGTAATTTTGTGTGCTTCTGTATATTTTCATTGAATAGATACTTGTTTGCATACTCTGCTGTACTCATTACATAGTATCTGCTCAATCCTTCACCACCTTTAATAGCACTTAGCCATTGGATCATTGTGAAAGGCACAAACTTCTTTTGTTGTTCAGGTGATAACCTGTCAAAGAAATCATAATCCTTTTTATCCAATGCTGCAAGGACCTCAAACAAGTCTAAATCTTGTTTGTCAAACTTTTCATCAACCGGGACTGCTGCTTTTCTTGTTGCCATAATTAAAAACTTTGCC